TTGTAAGCAAGAGTGGGATGCACTTATGACAACTGTAAACTCGTTATCTGGAGGCAAGACATCCTCATACATCGCTGCGAATTATCCCGCAGACTATGAGTTGTTCTCTTTGGTTAGGACAACGGATAAGGAATGCTTGTTTCCCGATGCGAAGATTCGTCAAGAGGTATCAGATAGAATCGGACAAGAGTTCATTGGGACACTTGAGCAAGACACAATCATCTATACGATGCTTGACCTTGAACAATACATAGGAAGACCCATCACTTGGATTACTGGCAAACCCTTTGACGAGGTAATCATACAAGGAACTAAACCAAGTGGAGAGGAATACAAGTACCTCCCTAATGTCACCCAACGCTTTTGTACAACTGAACTAAAAATCAATCCCATCAAACAATGGTGCTACGAGAACACCGAGCTACCCATTGAGATGAGAATAGGTTTTAGAGCAAACGAAGTAAAGAGAGCCAACTCAATGCTTGACCGCCACCGAGAAAATGGATTCCAATATGACAAGTTTATAGTAGGTCAAAGCGAAGGAGGAAGGAACAAATGGAAAGAACTTAAATACCGAAAGACAACCTTTCCTCTGATCAATGACAATATCTATAAAGACAAGATAGAGTCCTTCTGGCAAGACAAGCCCGTGCGCTTTGCGTATATGAATAATTGTGTGGGATGCTTTCACCGCAATGAGATACTACTCAAGCATATGTCAGAGAAAGAACCGAACAAGTTTAATTGGTTTGCAAAGCAAGAAACGGCAAAAGCAAGATTCAAAAAAGAAATGTCCTACGAGGCTATTAAGAGACACCGACTACAATTTGACCTCTTTGATGATGACTTTAACGAATGCGATAGCGGATACTGCGGACTATGAAAAAACACACCAAACTATATCTCCAAGAGATGGGCTATGATGAAACGGACTGGATTCCTTGCGAGGTATGCAACCGCCAAGCCGTAGACATCCACCACATAGAAGCAAGAGGAATGGGAGGAACATCCAACCACGACACAATAGAAAACCTAATGGCTCTATGTAGAAATTGCCATATAACCTACGGAGATGTGAAACACCATAAGGAGTGGTTACAAGAAATCCACAATAAGAAGTTATTTAGAAGAAATAGTTGAAAAATACAAAGATTTACAATGGCATTTGAAAAAGGAGTAAGTGGCAACCCAGCGGGTAAACCCAAAGGAGCAGTAAACAAAACATCTAACAAAATCCGAGAGGCATTCCAAAAACTCATTGAGGACAACTTGGACAATATGACTACTTGGCTTACTGAAGTAGCTGCGGATGACCCAAAGGCAGCACTTGACATTCTCACCAAGTTAGGAGAGTACACAACCCCCAAACTCGCAAGGGTGGAGAACAAGCACGAAGTAGACGAGGGTATCACCAAAATAGAGTTGGAGTTTGTCAAGCCTAAAGATTAAGTACGGCCCCGTCTTTGAAAAGAACTGGGAAGCCACTACCAAGATTATCGTCAATCAAGGAGGTACTCGTAGTGGTAAAACATATTCACTCCTACAACTCCTAATCGTCAATTCGTATCAAACGAAGGGAAAGGTATACTCCATAGTAAGAAAGTCTCTCCCATCGCTTAAAATGACCGCCTATCGGGACTTCTTTGAGATTCTAAACAACTTGGGAGTCTATGACGAGAAGAACCACAACAAGAGCGACTACACCTACACCCTCAACGGAAACCTCTTTGAGTTCATCTCGTTAGATCAGCCACAAAAGAAACGCGGAGCAAGGCGTGACTTCTTGTTCTGTAATGAAGCTAACGAACTCACTTGGGAAGACTTCTTCCAGTTGCTTGTCAGAACAACCGAGAAGATATGGATTGACTACAACCCTTCTGATTCGTTCCATTGGATTTACGATAAGCTTCTCACCCGTGATGATGTCACCTACATCCAATCTACTTATAGGGACAACCCCTTCCTTGACCAAACAATCGTAGATGAGATTGAGAGGCTCAAATACACCGATGAGGACTACTGGAGAATCTATGGTCTTGGAGAGCGTGGTATGTCAAGAGCCACAATCTTCCAATTCCAAGTAGCCGAAGAACCGAAAGGCCAACTCATCTCATTAGGATTGGACTTTGGATTCACCAACGATCCAACATCGCTTGTTAAGGTGTTTAAAGATGGCGATAACCTGTATATCCACGAGTTGCTCTATCACACCAACCTAACAAACCAAGACATTAGCCAAAAACTATCCGAATTAGGATTGACGAGGTTTGATGAGATATGGGCAGATAGTGCCGAACCCAAGAGTATTGAAGAACTGCATCGGATGGGATGGAATGTCAAGCCAACGGCAAAGGGAGCGGATAGCGTAATGGCGGGAATAGACATCCTCAAACGCCATAAGATATTTGTAACGAAGGACAGCAAGAATGCCATCCGAGAATTCCAGAACTACAAATGGCAAGAGGACAAGAACGGGAATCTACTCAATAGACCCATTGATGCCTTCAACCACGCCATTGATGCAACACGCTATGCGACCTTCAACAGGTTGAGCCGTCCGAACTACGGGCGTTATGCTATAAGATAAATTCTAAAGGTTATTTAAACAATGGAACTAAAAGTCATTGTACCCACCTCGTTATCGGAAATCACCCTTGAGCAGTATCAACGCTTTGCTCGTTTGGAGGGGGACAACGAGTTCTTGACTAAAAAGTCATTGGAGATATTTTGCAATGTTCCGTTAGAGCAGTTGCCCAATGTCCGTTTTAAGGATGTTTCTAATGTGTTTAGTCACATCAATGCGATGATGCAAGAGAAACCATCACTTACACCGAGATTCACGCTTAAAGGGCAAGAATTTGGATTCATCCCCTCGTTGGAGGACATCACCTACGGGGAGTTTGTAGACCTTGACTCCTATATGAGCGACACCCAAAACCTCCATAAGACAATGGCGGTATTGTATCGCCCTGTAACCCAAAAGAGCGGAAAGCGATACGACATTGAACCCTACGAATCAGCAACCAAATACTGCGACCTAATGAAGGAAGCTCCAATGGATGTTGTAATGGGTGCGGTGCTTTTTTTTTGGACTTTAGGAAAAGAACTTTTAATGGCTACCCTGATCTCTTTGGAGAGTCACAAGGCATTGAAGAGTTCACCCCTCAAAGCCAATTCTCAAACCGATGGGGATGGTATACAACATTCCATAGCCTTGCTCAAGGTGACGTTAGACGATTTGACGAGATTGGAAGACTACCCCTTCATCAATGTCTTACCTTCCTCTCCTTTGAAAAACACCGAGCAGACACCGAAAACCGAATACTCAAAAGCAAGTTAAAATGAGGCAGTTCTACAACATAACCAAAACCATCAAAGACACCCTTGAGGCACATAGCCAAGTGAATGTCGTAACCTATGGGGACATCTATGATGTAGACCTCAACAAGCAAACTATCTTCCCCCTTTCTCACATCACGGTAAACCAAGCGACCTTTGAGGGGCAGACTGTTCGTATGAGCATCACGGTCATTGCAATGGATGTGGTAGACGAGACGAAGGAAGACCCAAGAGATCAAAATGAGCCTTTCTACAACACAAACAACGAGCAAGATATCCTCAACACCCAACTTGCCGTAATCAACGACTTGGTTACCGAGCTACGGAGAGGAACTCTATATACTGACCTGTATCAGTTAGATGGAAACCCTACTTGCGTACCATTCACCGAGCGTTTTGAAAACCTCCTTGCGGGATGGACAGCAACCTTTGATGTATTGCTTTCAAATACTGAAATCTCTACTTGCTAATGTCTCGCCAAGAGAATATAGAAGCAACCCTTGACAAGTTCGCTCGTTATGTTGTCCAACAAGCGAGAAGCAACCTAACGCGCCAAAAACGCAACACCTCCAAACGCTTATATGAGTCTTTGGGATATGATTTAAGAGTCTCAAGCAACTCATTCTCCCTATCCTTTAAGATGGAAGAGTATGGGGACTATTTGGACAAGGGTGTTAGCGGAACGAAGAAGAAATACAACACCCCATTTAAGTACACCAACAAGATGCCTCCCGCAAAGGCATTCGCTAATTGGGCAGTTAAGAAGGGACTCACGGGAGTGCGTGACGAAAAGACGGGTAGGTTTATCCCTCGCAAGAGTCTCCAGTACGCTTTAGCGAGAAGTGTATACTATAATGGTATCAAACCCACCAAATTCTTTAGCCGTCCATTTGGATTGGCTTTTGAGAAATTGCCTCCCAAAGTAGTTGAGGCATTCAAACTTACAAATGACGATTTCATAGCATACACAAGAAGAAAATGAGTATACCAAGCATCGCCCGACCTTCATCACTAAAAATGAGCCGTAGCCCAATCTTCTATACGGGCAAAAACAACACGCTCACAAATGATGACTTGACCTATATGAGCCTCAACCTAAAGATTTGGGCGGGTGCTTTGTCAAGTCTTCCAGCAGCAAACAACTATGCGTTGAGCAAGACCTACTCCATTGACGAGGTAATCAACTTTGAGGTATCGGACTTGGTACGCTCCGAGTTCTCTCACGACTTTGATATCTATACGGAAACGGGATTTACTCAATCACCCTATGGTGA